TCACCGAAGATGTAAGACCGGATCGGATCGGTGTAGAGGTCGGTGATGTCGTTCTGCCCGTCGAATAGGCTCATTCCCTTATAGGAGAGTCGCATGACCCCGAGCTCGGCAATGAACTGGATCGTGCCTGGGGCAACGCAACCGACGCCGGCCTTCGCAGCAATGATCTCGATCGAGGTCGAGAAGTCGCCGAATACCGAATAGGTTGATGCGTCCTTGAAGAGAACAAGTTGCTGAGTCGCCGCTATCCCCGATTCATCGAGAGTAAAGACGGCGCCGCCCTGCGCTGTCTCTCCCGATCCTTTCCCAACGAAGGAGGTGAACGCCGGATCCCAATACTGCGGGTCGTTCAACCCGCCCTGCCAGAGCGCATCAGGTCCAGAGATTCCGTCAGCCAGATAGGTGCTGAAGACGCCCCAGAGCCATAGGAACCCCAGATGCGAGAATGCGTACGCGGCTCCAGGCGGAGGGCTTGGGAGCGGCCCGAGGCACTTCCAGCCGGTATCCCCGTCGACGATGGTTGCATTGACCGTGATCGGAAACTGATCGGCGTTGTCATGTCCATCAGGGTTTCCCGCCGATCCCGATCCATCTCCGCTTTTTCCTGTCTGAGTCGCCGAGTACTCGAACTCGATATTGTTGACGAGGATCGCAATGATATGATTCTGCTTATAGTTGTGATTCGGCTTCCACTTCCCGTATTTGGCGTTTGAGTTGAAATTATTCAGAAGCGCATGACCGCCAGGAGTTCCGGCTCCAACCATCGCACCCGAGATAAGGCCGCTCGCTGGCTCTGTGAAATTAGTCCCAATATTGACCGGAATCAGGTTCTGTTTCTGCTCCTGTCCGGAGACAGTACTGATCCAGACGTCGTACGCTGTTGCGATAATCGGTGAGACTGGAGGAGGTGGAGAGTGAACGACGAGTTTGTTTCCGGCCGCAACGGTGATCGAGGATTCCAAGCTGGGAGAGGCATAGCCGACGTATGTTACCCGGACAAAGTAAGTAGTGGTCGGGAGCGCGCCGCCGGCGGTGCTGCTCAGCGTCGGAGCAGGAGGCGCAGTCGATCCATCGTACATATACGGAGGCACGGAATCGCTGAGCGCGAGAATCAACTTGTCGGCGAAAGGAGTCAACGTCGGAGTCGGCTGCGGGGTTCCCCCGAGGATCGCCGGACGCTTGGTCATGGGACTTCCCATCACCGTGAGGAGGGCAGGGGCGTTCCACGTCGGACCGGTTACGTCGTAGAGGTCCGCTTCCGATCCAGCAACGGATAGAGCGAGCAGGCGATAGGCATTGGCGATCGAAGGAAAGAACGTCTGAATCGCTCTCCAGACCGCGTTGGGAGCACCGTTACCGGGAGAGGAGAGAATCTTCGAGCCGGGGATCGTTCTCAGTGCGCCGCGGGTAGCGAACCAGAGATTAGAGTCCCGAGAGACTGCTCCTTTGTGCTGGGCTAGTTTCTGCTCGGAGGTGTATAACCCCTGAAAGTTCTGTACGGTTTTGGACTCAAGCGCCATAGCATCTTTCTAACGAGGTGCGCGCCTCCACATTGAGGCAGAACTTCGATTTGCGTTCGATCCGGCTGCACCCGCAGTTGCCGTCGCTGTCGGTGTTGCAGTGGCAGTGCTGGTTGCGGTGGATGTTGCCGTGGCCGTCGCGGTACTCGTCGCCGTCGAAGTGGCCGTTGCTGTGCTCGTAGAAGTGGCCGTTGCTGTCGCCGTACTCGTCGCGGTCGCCGTGGCGGTTGCTGTCGCGGTACTAGTCGCTGTAGCTACGGCTGCGTGAAAGTAGTTGAAGAAGAAACTTGACTGCGCCGACGCTTCAATCGCTCCGAGCACGGCGATACAGACGAACAAGACTACTATGACTCGCGCTCTCCGCATCCTAGTAACAGATATAGTTAAATGTCTTCGCTGTCGCTGCCGCGAAGGTCAGCGTAAAGTGGGCGGTGGTCTGACCACTCACAGAACAGCCTAAAGGTGCGGCATCGCCACCACCATCGCCGCAGAGACAAAACGGTGCATTAGACCATCCGCCGCTCGCACTGAATACAACCTGGCAACTAGTCTCTGCCGTTCCTGTAGTTACCGATCCACGATTATTTGTGCTGCCTGTATTGACACTTCCAGAACCACAGCCTCCAGTTACCGTTGGAAGCGTGCCACCGGAAGATTGGTATGTAGCGCCATTCGGGGCGCTAACCTTAGTCGAGCCCAATATATCGAGTACTTGTCCACCTGCGACTTGCATAAGAATATTAGTAGCTGCCGCAGTGTTGATGTCTATCCCGCTGATACCTGTACCAACCGCACCACCAATGAGAAGATTGTTACTGTTATTCATCCCGATCAGTGCGCGTTGCGTAGCCCCACTATCGGCTTGCGTCACGCAATTGACGTTATTGGTACTACAGACGATACCAAGGGTCGTTTGTACCGCCTGCCCGTTCGTCTCCTGAGTTACAAGTTCCCACTGTGGAGTGGTTGCAACGGCATTATAGACCCATATTTGGTGAAGAACATTGGCTGCTCCGCTAGCAGCGCCCGCAGGAGCAGCTAGCAGCGCACCGCCGTTAGAAATCACCAAGGTCGTAGTGCCCGATCCTCCACTTACCGTCAGCGTAAAAGACTGGCTCGCAGCTTGGGTAAAGCGGAGATCGATCACGTCGTAATCGAGGCATCCTGTGGCCGCTGTCGGCAACGTGACGGTGGTATTTCCCTGCGCAGTGCCAAGAAATATGTCCGATGACGCGAGAGAGCCAGTGGTCGCCGTGCAAGTCGCAGTAAGCGAGGTTCCGCCATTAAAAAAACTAGTGTGAATATTCTGAGCATGCGCCAGCGATGGCAGCAACAGAAACATCAGAAGAAAGCCGACTCGTTTCATATCAATGAAGCTCCCAATTCGTTCCATTGCATTTGACGTGTGAGCGCGTTGAGCCACCACCCGTAAACGTTGTTCCCAAGTAAGTCGTGCAGTTGGCGTTACAATCGCTCACGTCCGTCTCCTGCCCGAGAGTGATCGCGGCGCACGCCGGAAGCGCACCGACTGTCGTGACGGGCGGGATCATTCCTAAGCCTGTCACCCAGCACGCGCTCATCTTCGAGCAAGCCGGGATCGCCTGATTAGTGAGGGGATTTGAATTCACCGTCACTTGCGAGAACAAAGCCGGATTATCGAAAGACGCCGCTCCGTCATAGTGAAGCACCGATGCTGGACTGCCGCCCTCGGTATTGAAAGCAGTACTGTTGATAGTAATAGACCCGTGACTACCTGGAGCCCATTCGATCGGTGCAATCGTTCCAGTCGTCTCGCAGGCGCCACCATTGAATATAACGGCGCCTGCTCCACTCACCTCATAACAGGGGCCGTTCGTGCCGCTCTCCACGTCGATTGCGACGTTGTTGAAGATATAGGATTCAAGTTCGATCTCCCCGAATACGCTGATTGATGCCAGCGTATTCGAGCCGATCCCTAGGAAACCGCCGGTCTGAGAAAATGGTGAACCGGCCAAAATCTCGCCATAGTAACCGAGCGCCGGTAGGCGTAGGTTGTCCGCGCTCACAAGACCGGAATTATGAAGCAACTCGAAATTGGACTGCTGGTAGCCCCCGCAGGTGAACTGGAGTCCTCGCCAGTTGCCGCCGTAGGAATTATTCTCATACCGAATCGCTGACTCACCGGCGCAGATATTCAGGTCAATCAGGTCGAGATAGAGCGATTGGAAGTTCAAAATTCCATAGCTTCCAGTTAGTAAGCTCAACCCCTCAACCACACTGCTAGTATTTCCGCCTTGCAAATTACCACCGTGCCAGACTAACGAACCAAAACCTCCGAAATCGACTTCGGGTTCTACCCATGCGTCCTGAGTATGAGTTCCATTTATTAGAACGACAGTATGAGCTCCGTCTTGCGCGAGTAGGCTAGCAGGTGCCGTGTAGTTGGTCGTGTTATAAGCCTTGTCAGAAATACGGAGCCCGAAAATCTGCCCTATCCAATGATGGTAAATCTGCTGACCATCGGTTGAGTCTCCGAACACACCGAACGGGTAGGCACCAATCAACCATTGCTCATACGGTTGCTGAACGAGGGTCGAGCTTCCCGTAACTGACACCGCTGTATTGATCGCCGTCCCGTCGAGAAAGAAATTCATTTTGTTGCTGACGCTATCGACGTTGCACTCGGCGAAGTGAATCGTACTAGGCGACAAGGTTGCGTTCGCAATCGACGCACTTACGCTATGCAGACCATCGCTCATATTGATCGAGCAACTAAGCGTCGTATTGCTCGCGCCCGGAATCATATGAATATCATTGAACCCGGCCGTATTGATCCCGTCCGTTCCGTGACTCACGAGAAGGGCATAGGTAGTACCGTTGGTCAGGGTCGCACTGGGAAACTGGAAGAAGAATTGAATATCTATCGCGGTATTGCCTGTAGTCAAGGCCGCGCTCGACAACCACTGCCCCGCTCCCGGTGCGTGAGTATTAGCATTCAATTCCTTCAGATTGATCCAGCGATTAGCGGTAGAGGCATTGTCCCAATTGAGGGCTGTTACCGTACCGCCGCCGAAACTCACACTCGAAAAGGCATTGTTGCCCAACGCCACTAAATAATAATTGAACGGCTCAAAGAATAGCGTTGGCACCCGACCATGCGAGACTAAACGGCTACTCTGTGGCCCATCGCCTCGTAGTTTCAAATTATTTATGACAGCACTCCCACTAACGGTCGGAGGCACGGCGGGCGTGTTGCAATTCACGAGATAGGAGCCATTCGGGAAATATACAACCGGGAAAAGCGGCGGATTATTGCTTACTGGTAAAGCCTCCGCTGCGTTAATCGCGTTCTGGATCGCCGTCGCATCGCAAGTCGTACCGTCGCCCTTCGCACCATAGTTCTTGACGTTAATGATCGCGTCAGAACCGGGTGAATTGATAAAGGTTCCCCCTATCCCGCTATTAACCGGAGTCGACGTCGCTGTCGCAGTGGGGGTGAGTGTTGGTCCCGTTGAGGTCGCGGTCGCAGTGGGGGTCTGCGTTGCGGTGATGCTCGGTGTCGCAGTTGGACAAGGATGAAGCGGATCGATACTCCAGCACGACGGGGGTGGTGTAGGGGTTATCGTCGAAGTTTGCGCGCGGACTATCGCCGATGGTATGGCATTCCAGAGTAATAGGATTATGAGAATACGACCGGTCATCGCAGTACCAGGATAGGTGCATCACCCTTCGGAATCGACGCGCACAAATCCCTGCCATCTCTAGTGCTCTCTACCGGATATAAGAATCCGTCACCCTTGATAGTCCCGACGTATTCCGATTCTCCCCTGCACTCCATCCACGGATACCCGCGATAAAACCTGACCGTTCCAGTGTTAGCCCTAAGAGTTACCCTAGTGGCATGGAATTGCTGCAAGGTGATCGGGCACTCACCCTCATGCAACTGGATCGGGAAGTGATCCCGACTCGCCGAATTAATTTGAATAAATAGCCGCGTCATCGCGATCATCAGAATCGCAATTGTGGGTATCAGTACCTTTTCCGCCGTAGTCACTTAGGCACCGAACAGGTGGCTCTATACGAGAAGCGGTCGATCAGTAAGTGATATAGCAGGCTAGGCATGAACACGGACCTCCATTCGTCACCGCTGGCATATTCACCGAAATGGGGGTCGAAGGCATGTTATCAATAATCGGAAATGTGAAGTCTTCCGCGACGAATGTCGGTAAGGTCTGAGATTCGTCGATATAGAACGTCGGCGTTCCAGTCGTTCCGCCGAGACCAGTGATCGTTACGCTGGCCTCGGCGGTCGCCCCGCTCGCCTTTCCGCACATGACGGTGACTCCGGTCAAATGCTGTAGCAAGGGAGCGGGCGGGACCGGAACCGCGCAAGCGACAGCAGCAGCCGCAGCGCCCTGAACAGCGACACAGTTTGCTCTCTGAGGGATCGTCTGAGCCTTCGCGTGTGCGTAACAGGAAAGCACGATCGCAATGATCAGCGACTCGATGAACAGTATCGGACGTTTCATTCTCAGCCTCTCTTTGGACCGTACTTCTTCATCTTTCGCTTGAACAGTTTCTGACCCTTAGCCTTGTGTCCTCTCCGACGCTTCCGGTCCTTGGTGGTCTCGTCGTCCTTGGCACCGCCGAGACCGCTGCCGAAATGAAGATGAACCGAGACGCCGGGTTCGCTATCCGACACCTTGGACGACTCTGCCGGCATCTCTCGTTTCATCGGATGGGCCTCCCTACC